AAGGAGTTGATTATAAATTAATTCCTTCACCAGAAAATGAAATGTCTTGGTGGGTAAGAATACTCACTGGACCTTTTGTTGAAACTGTGGTACAATTTGGTGCTATTTCTATCAATGGACCAGATGAAGCTATCCATTATAATTTTGAAATTATTGAAACACCAGACGATTCTTTAACCCCAGACAATGAAGACTTTCAAAAATTTACTGGACTTATTTTACATGATGTAATTGAAATGGCAATAATGAAAGATGAATTAGTCATGAATGAGAGGAAAGAATGAAAATTTTAATTATGGGTTTACCGGGTTCTGGTAAAACTCACTTAGCCAAACGATTGCATGTTCATTTGAATTGTGCGTGGTATAATGCTGATAAAGTAAGAGAGATGGCAAATGATTGGGATTTCTCTGATGCTGGTCGTAGACGTCAATCAGAACGTATGAATACAATTGCTACATTCGAAGCAGTAAGAGGTCGTACCGTTATTTGCGATTTTGTATGTCCTACTGGTAAAACCCGCGAAGAATTCAATGCGGACATTACTATTTGGATGAATACAATAGAGGCCGGAAGATACGAAGATACAAATAAAATCTTTGAAGAACCTACAGATTTTGATTATATTATTGAATCATTTCAAAGTGACGAATGGATTTTAGATTTAGCAAAAAGAATGAAAGAAACATATTATGTTTGATTGGAAAAAACCTACAACACAAATGCTAGGACGCTGGCAACCTTGGCATAAAGGCCATACAGAATTATTTAAGAAGGCTTTGGCCGAGACCGGACAAGTAGCTATTATGGTTCGTGATGTTGGCGGAATTGTTGGTCAAAACGTAGACGCAGGTGGCGGACGTACAGCAATGCAAAACGATAATCCATTTGGCTTTGATTATGTTTCTTCACAAATTGTTGATGGATTGGCACGAGAAGGGTTTACGATCAATGAAGAATATGTTATAATGGAGGTACCGAATATCGTAGATATTAGCTATGGTCGAGGTGTTGGTTATACATTTACTCAACACGATCTTGGTGAAAAAATCCATGATATTAGTGCAACAAAAATCCGACAACAAATGCGTGAAAATGGAATGCTTTAATTGATAGTATTTGCAAAACAAAAGCTAGTAATTTTAGAAAATACTAAAACCGCTACTAGCAGTTTTGAATTTTTTTTAGAAAAAAATAAACTACATGTAAATAGTCGGCCAAAGGGAGAATCTGTAGATGCAGATGCAGCATGGGCTTTATTGGCTGATCCATTATATTTTTATAATAATTTTAATAATAAAAACTCAGAAAAAGCATTTTTTGTCGACAAACATATTTCATATAAAAAATATATTAAAAACTATAAATCTTATATAGATTCATATGAAACATTTTCTTTAATAAGAGAACCTCTTGATTGGTTTATGAGTTGGTATAAAATGACTCAAGATGATAATAGAGATTGGAATGAGCTTGAAGTAAGAGGTCTTTCATTTGAAAACTTTATTGAAAACTATATCCAAAAAGAATGGTATCTTCAAACAGATTTTTTGTTGCCGGAGCAAGAAAATGATCCACCAATAGATCATCTTTTTCAATATGAACAACTTCCTCTTGCTATTGATTTTTTACAAAATAGATTAGGATTTGATATTAATTTGGAACAGGTGAATGTAAGTCATAGAATAAACCCAGTTGTTTCAAATGACATGATTGAAAAATTTAAAATAACTTTTGCAAAAGAATATAACTTATGGAATTCAGCGAGACGTAATGCATTCAATTGAACAAACAATTTTACGAAACCTTCTAGTGAATGATAAGTTCATGCGGAAGGTTTTACCTTTTATAAAAAATGAATATTTTGAAGGAGTCTATCGCCAATTATTTAAAGAGGTTGGTAAATTCGTATCTAAATATAATAGACTACCGACTCAAGAATCGTTTAAAATTGAGTTAGATGATTCTGAATTTAGTGATGAACATTATCGTCATGCCGTAGAAATACTTCCTGAAATATTTAAAACCGAAGATATCGATTATGATTGGTTATTAGATAAAACTGAAAAGTGGTGTCAAGATCGAGCATTGCATAATGCCGTAATGGAATCTATCAGTATTATTGATGGTAAACATCAAAGTCTCACAAAGAATGCGTTACCAGAGATCCTCTCAGACGCTCTTGCGGTTAACTTCGACGCAAATATCGGTCATGACTATATCGAAAACTTTAGTGAGCGATTTGAGTTTTATCATAAAGATGAAGAACGTATTGCGTTTGATCTCGATTATTTTAATAAAATTACAAAAGGCGGTTTGCCAAATAAGACTTTGAACATTGCTTTGGCTGGTACTGGTGTGGGTAAGTCTTTGTTTATGTGTCATGTTGCGGCAGCAGCTTTGACTGAAGGTAAAAATGTTCTTTATATTACAATGGAAATGGCAGAAGAACGTATTGCCGAACGTATTGATGCTAACTTATTGAATATACCGATTGATCAATTAGAGAAACTATCAAAGGATATGTTCTCTCAAAAAGTATCACAGCTTGCTAAGCAAACAAATGGTCGATTAATTATTAAAGAATATCCAACCGGTCAAGCACATTCAGGACATTTTCGTGCTTTACTTAATGAATTAAAACTTAAGAAAAAGTTTGAGCCTGATATTATCTTTATTGATTACCTAAATATATGTGCTTCTTCACGTATGAAAGGAATGGGCGGTGCTATTAACTCTTACACTTATGTTAAAGCGATTGCTGAGGAATTACGAGGTCTCGCTGTCGAGTTTGATGTACCTCTTATATCTGCGACTCAAACTACTCGTAGTGGTTATTCGAATTCGGATGTTGGTCTTGAAGATACGTCTGAATCTTTCGGTCTACCGGCTACAGCTGATCTTATGTTTGCTTTGGTATCGACTGAAGAATTGGAACAACAGGGTCAGATAATGGTCAAGCAATTGAAAAATCGTTATAACGATCCTACGTATAAAAAACGTTTTGTGCTAGGTATAGATAGATCTAAAATGCGTTTATTTGATGTAGATGATAATCAACAAACATTGACTGATGACACACCGGTCTATGATAAAACTGAAATGAATAAAAGATTTGAGGATTTTAAACTATGAGTGCAGATGAAATCAATGTTATAAGATTTTGGGGAGCTCAAATTCCTGTTGGATGGGATTTAAAAAAACAAATTGAAAGGGCAAAAGATTTTATAGATCATGCTTCTGAGTGTGATAAAAATATTTTACCTACCAATTATAAAGTTGGAGTTAATAGACCAACATATTCTTATTTAGTTTTTCCTGAAGGTTTTTTATCAGGATATTTTCCAGATTTTTTAGAAAGAAATGGAAGAACATTAGAAGATTTAATTGAAGCTGAACATGAAGTAACTTCTTATGCAAAAGAAAAAGGAGTAGGATTATTTTTATCTACTTTGTATGTAGATGACGTTGGCTTTAAAAGAAATCAATGTCGAGTATATGACACTAAAGGTAATTTTTTAAAAGCTGTTAATAAAACATATACAACAGAATATGAAGCTTGTTTAACCGGAAGAATTACCGATATTGATTCTAATGGTGAAGGTATAGAAGACGCAAATTGGAGAGATTACGTTTTAGAAAATAATATTGTAGATCTACCTGAAGGTCCAATGGGATATAGAGCTGCAGTTTTCATGTGTAATGACTTTTGGGGAGCACAGATGGAATTAGACTCTCTAGACCATAGACCATGTTTACCTCGTTTAGCTTTACAATATCATAATCCTTCAATTATTATTCATTGTAGTAATGCCGTACGAGGTAATAATAGATTATATGATATGATTAATTGGAATTGGCATAGCAGTTGGTTAGAAATGATTTCTGCGTGTGGAAGTGTAGTTTTTTCTGTGGATAATTCTTATAAAATGGATGGTACTCCTTGGTCAGGAAGAACCGCAAGTCCGAGCGGGGTATGGAATATAGGAGATGTTAATGTTAGCGTACCTAATTATGGAGAACATTATTTTCACTGGGGACAGGAATTTTTAAATGCGCCTAAGACAGAAGACAAGTGAAGATAATCTATATTGGCTGATTGAATTATTGCCAGAAAATCCTTATTCTGTAATTAAGGCTTTTAAAAAAGAGGTTAGAGAAAAAGCTAATAGTACTCTTGAAAATTATACTTCATCGTTAGGTATACAATATTTTTATGATGATGATGAGGCTTTAGATTGTGAAAAATGGATAAAATCTAATATAGAAAAAGCATTTGAAGCGTTTAATATTAAGAAAAAAATTATTAAATGTACTAAAAAATGGAGTATAAAATATCCTCCTGGTGGTTGGCAAGCTCTACACGCTCATGGCAGAAAAGAAAATCACGAAAATATAATAACTTCAGTATTATACTTTGATGGTAAAGAAACTTCAGTAATTGATGGAGCTTTAGCTACAGTATGGCCAGGAGAAAATAATACAATGGGCTGGCACGAATCCCCGACTGAACCAGGTAAATTAATTATTATGTCTGGAAATTTAGTGCATGGAGCATATCCATGTTCTTATGAAAGAAATATTATTGTGATGGATTTTTGGATAGACGATGCTTGATTCTTTATACTCTAGTTGGAATAAAAATTTTTGGTTAATTGAAACAAAACAAAATTCGACTGCTCTTATAAAGGCATTTAGTAAATATTTTGACTATTATAAAGACAATAAAGATTTACTCTCTGCTTCTGGAGATATGCAAAAATATTTTGATAAAGATGAAGCTTTAGATGTAGAAGAATATTTAACTAAACTTATAAGTAAAAAATTTATAGAACATGATATTCCTTTAAAATTAAATGGCAATCAAAACTATTTAGAAAAAGATAAACATAGATCTGCTATGTTAGGATCTAGATGGATGATTAAATATCAAGAAGGAGGATGGCAATCTTTACATCAGCATCAAAAACATGAAGACGAAAATTATGTATTAATATCGTGCGTTATGTATTTTAATGCTGCGGGGCCAAAGTTAAAAGATGGATGTTTTGTTGCAATTTTTCCAGAAAAAGATGGTACAATAAAATGGGAAGAAATTTCACCAACTCCTGGTACTATTGTTATTATGTCAGGAAATGTTGTTCATGGCGCATATCCTACATCGACGGATAGAAATATTATTGTAATGGATTTTATAGCAGAGAAAATAAAGAATGAAAGTTAAATTAATTGGTTACACTCAACCTGCAGAAAACGCCATCATCGGCATCGAAGACGTACAAGACCTCGTCGCGTATTGCGCCCGTGTCTCAAACCCACAAAACCAAATCAACTCAGAGACAGCGCCAAAACTCCTCGACTATCTCATCAAACACAAACATTGGTCACCCTTCGAAATGTGTTCAGCAACGCTCGAAGTCGAAACAACAAGAGACATTGCAAGACAATTCCTCAGACATCGTTCGTTTTCCTTTCAAGAGTTTAGTCAGCGCTACGCTGATATTCGTTCTTTTGATGATTCTTTTGTAGTAAGAGAAGCACGATTACAAGATGAAAAGAATCGTCAAAATAGTGTACAAACAAACGATGAAAACCTTCAACGCATGTGGGAGCAACAACAACGTAGAGTTATTGAAGCTTCTAAACAAGCATACAATTGGGCAATAAAAAATGGAATCGCAAAAGAACAAGCAAGAGCAGTTTTGCCAGAAGGTAACACCGCTAGTAGGCTCTATGTTAATGGCACCATTCGTAGTTGGATTCATTATATCGAGCTGCGTTCTGGAAATGGGACACAACTCGAACATATGGAATTGGCCCAAGAAATCGGACGAATAATTTCGAAAATATTTCCATATTTTGCAAAATAACCGTGTACATTCATTTTAAAACGTGTTAAGGTGGTCTCATATAAAAAATTGAGGCAGTACAATGAAAAAGTTAATCGCGGCAGTATTAGTTAATACTATCGTTGCTACTAGTGTTTATGCTAGTGGTATCGTTTATGCAGAGAAACAAGAACAAGAAAAACAGCTTGAGTGTTTAGCTCTTAATGTTTATTTTGAAACACATGCTCGTAGTTTAGCCGATTCAATGGCAGTTACTGATGTTGTTTTAAATCGAGTTGAAAGTACACGTTATCCAAATACACCGTGTGAAGTAGTTCATCAAGGATATAAAAAAGGTAATCGTTATTGCCAATTTAGTTGGTATTGTGACGGTAAATCAGATACTCCGCATGACGATGAAGCATGGGAAAAGTCTCGTAAGTTTGCTCGTGACATGTATATTCATGGAGAATTTCGTGGAATTACTGAAGGCGCAACACACTATCATGCGACTTATTCTAAACCATTCTGGTCTAAAAAACTAAATCGAATTGCTCGTATCGGAGCACATATCTTCTATTGGGAGAAATAATAATGAGTAATAATACAACTACATTGGATCTGGATCATGATTATATCTACAATGATAATTACATCGCAGCTACGATTGATGATTTAACAACTATAACATTAGATTTTCCAAAAGATCCAATTTATACGTTTAATGAGGGTAAATATATACAAGAGTTTAAAAGTTATGTTGATTCGACATATACCCAGCATTATGCAAAGGATAAATTTCAGGCTACTGAGTTTATTATTGATGGTGGACATGGTACTGGTTTTTGTATTGGTAATGTATTAAAGTATGCTCAACGATATGGTAAAAAAGGTTCGAAGGAGGATGCTCGCAAAGATCTAATGAAGGTCTTGCATTACGCATTATTGCAATTATATGTACACGATCAGGAAATGGAAAAATAAGTACATAGCATATGACGATAATGGTAAAGTGATAATTATGTCACAGAATCGGCGTATTGTTTTGCATATGGCCGAACAATGGAAAGTTGAAAAATAAATATTCCCGTAGATGTTAGAGGATATTCAGGACCTCGGGGCGGTACCGAGCAGCTCCACCACAAGCAATCATAAAAAATGATAATTTCTGATGGGGCTGAAATAGGATCGACTGGTATTTGAGTCTACAAAACACAACTGCAAACGATAACTTTGCACCTTCTGATTTTGCTCTAGCAGCATAATTAAGGGGGCGGCCACTGCCTAGCAACAGAAGTGTGGCGTTTAAACAACTTAAGGAACGACGACTATGGAAATTCTAAACAAAGTAAAAGCTTGGGCTGGTGCGTTAGCAGAAGTAGGAATTAGTCTTGCTGCTCTAATGATCGTACTCGAAGTATTAGGTCTAGGCTCTATCCCATTTTTGCCAACTACAAGTGTTATTGCTAACGTAAGTGGTTTGATTGCAACATTGGGCGCACAAGGTCTTGTTGGCTTGATCGCTGTTTGGGTTCTATACGAAATCTGGAATCGTAAATAACTTTCTATAAAGGAAACTAACTAATGAAATTTGCTGCTATTACTGCTGCTGCGTTGCTATCCGCAACATCAATCCAAGCTGCTGAGCTTGGTGCTACAGGCATCTCAATTGGTGCTACTGCAACATCTGAATATAATGTTGATGCAGAAAACATGACTGTAGAATTTACGCCTTCACTCGGCTATGTTCTTTGGGGAACAGATTTTACATTGTCATCTGACATTGCAATCTATGATGATGAAGTTGTACTATTCGACGAAAATCCAACTCTAGACTTAAAAATTGGATATGGCATCTGGGATAACGCAGAAGTATATGTTGAAACTGGTTATGATCTAGAAAAAGAAGCAAGAACTGACGTAGTCGTTGGCGCTTCCTTCTCATTCTAATTAAAAAATAATATCGTAAAAAGAGGGGAGCTTGTCTTCCCTCTTTTTTTATATATAAATCATGAATTATTTTGAATTATCTCCAGAAAAAAACACATTTTCTAATATTGTAATAGATTTGACACATCGCTGTAATATGGAATGTGCAAATTGTTATATTCCAAATAGGGATATTCCGGATTTAGATAAAGAAAAGTTATTTGATTTTTTATCAAAATTACCTAATAGAACATATATTCGCTTAATTGGTGCAGAACCAACTATGCGAGAAGATTTACCAGAAATTATAACTACCATAAAACAGCTTGGACATAGGCCAAGCGTAACTACTAATGGTTTAAAGTTAGCTAATCTTTCATATGTTAAAAAATTAAAAAAAGCTGGACTTCGTCTATTGCTTCATAGTATGAATGGAGCAGATGACGATTACGTATATAAAGAGTTAGATAACGGAAAATGGGCAACAGTAAAAGTTCGCGCGCTTAATAATATATTTTCTGAAAGATTGCCGATTAATACTGGTACAATTATTGCCAAAGGCATAAATGAATTTACTCTAAATCGACAAATAGAATTATTTGCTGAATGCGCTGAAGCAAATGATATTAACTTTGATATTACTCCGCCATACAATAGAATTACTCCAGTTCTTAGAATGAAATCAGTGGGTGCAATTGGAAGATATATGAAAGATTGTTCATATAGCATGGATGAACTTATTGAAATGTGTGAATATAGATTAGGAATAAATAAATCTGAATTAATTAAAACTTCTGCAGGAGTTGTTAAAGCAGGGCCTCAATCGGGAGAAGCATTAACATCTTATATGTTTCCATATCAGACAAAAGCTGGAAAAGTTTTAATTAGACTTATTGATTGGCAAACCGATGATGATGGAGTGATTGATCATGATAATCCGAATCGTGGAAGGCTTACCGAAAACTGGAC